AGAACAACTGATGTTTGGAACACATTTTTACCATGAGAAGATAAGAAAGTGTGTGGCCATCTTTGGTCGCATGTTTAACAACATCTATGTTCTTCGTAAAAACTCTGCTGGAACTGTCATCAGCCAAGTTAAAGTTCCTCTATCATATGCACCAAAGGCAAAGTATCTTGAAAGAATTCGAGAAAATCCAGACCTTAACACAGACACAGCGGTTGCTATCAAGCTTCCTCGAATGTCGTTTGAGATCACTGGATTCGCGTATGATGCAGCTCGTCAACTCGCAAAGACAAGTACATTTAACACGATCGGTTCAACGGCGGCAAGTAGACAAAAGTTTTTTACGCCAGTTCCTTACACTATTAACTTTCAATTGAACATCTATGCTAAGACACAGGACGATGCGTTACAAGTTGTTGAGCAGATACTACCGTACTTTAATCCTCAATACACCTTAACGATTAAACCGTTTGCGGTTGAGTATCCTGACTTTAAAGAAGACATACCTATCGCGATACAAGGCCTGACGTTCTCTGACGACTTTGATGGTCAGCTTGAAACACGCAGAACGATCATATACACTCTTGACTTCGAAATGAAGATCAGCTTTCACGGACCAATCACTTCTGGCAGCATCATTCGCTCATCAATATCAAAGCTTTATCAGATGGACGTTGGTCTGGCAGACTCAGACATACAGCTTGAAACTCTCACGACTGTACCAGATCCGTCAAACACGTTTGGTACGGCCGATAGCGACTTTGGATTCTCAACGACGATTGACTTAAGCTTTGATGATAGTGCATAAACATGGATTCAGACAACGTAAAAACAGATTATGACTACTCGCGTGAAACTTACTATGAGCTGATTGAGAAAGGAAAGCAGTCTCTTGATCTCATGGTAGAAGTTGCGAGAGAGTCTGAACATCCTCGTGCCTTTGAGGTTCTTGCAACGATGATAAAGAACATCAGTGACGTAAACGATCGACTGATGGACCTCAATAAGAAGAACAAAGAGATCAATCAAAAAGAAAGCGATAGACCCAAGCAGATAGAGAATCAGCAGAACAACATATTCTTGGGATCAACCACTGAGTTACAAAAGCTACTTCAACAACAGCCGATAGATGTGACACCTAAAAAAGGAGATGCGTTATGAAAGAGGCAGAAAACGCTTTAAAAAGAGTTATGGACCTTGAGACATACATCGTTTCGTTTGAGTTTCCAAATGAAATCTTTTTTCACTCAAACATTCCGTTTGATCTTAAGATAGAAGATGGCAATGGAACTGCTATGGTTCTTGCAGCAAATCAGCAAGAAGCAGAAAGTATAGTTCAAGAATACTTTGATGGATCAGCGGCCTACTGGGACATGACGTGGCTTTTAGATGATGACGACTTAGAAGATGCAGAGTGAAACCTATCTTGGTAACATAAACGTAAAGAGAGACGGTGTAGTTCAGAAATGGACTGAAGATTTAGTTAAAGAGTATGCAAGGTGTATGAATGATCCTGCATACTTTGCAGAGACATACCTCAAAGTAATATCTCTTGATAAAGGTCTAGTTCCCTTTCAGCTGTATCCGTATCAAAAGAAAATGTTTGAGCACTTTAACTCAAACAGGTTCAATGTCGTGCTTGCCTGTCGACAATCAGGAAAATCAATATCTTCCTGTGCGTATCTTCTTTGGTTTGCGCTGTTTCACTCTGAAAAGCTTGTAGTCATTCTCGCAAACAAGGGCGACACTGCTCGTGAAATGCTCGGCCGAGTTACACTCATGCTCGAGAACTTGCCGTTCTTCTTACAGCCTGGATGCAAGGCACTCAACAAGGGATCGATTGAGTTCTCAAATAATTCTCGCATTCTTGCTCGAGCCACATCAGGTTCTTCTATTCGAGGTTTATCAGTCAATCTTCTCTATCTTGATGAGTTTGCATTCGTTGAAAGAGCCACAGAGTTTTACACTTCAACATATCCTGTAATCGCTGCAGGTAAAGATACAAAGGTGATAGTCACCTCTACGGCAAACGGTATTGGAAACACTTATCATAAGATATGGGAAGGTGCAATGCAGGGAGTGAATGAGTTCCAGCCTTTTCGTGTTGACTGGTGGGATGTTCCAGGCCGAGATGATGACTGGAAGAAGCAGACGATTGCAAATACCAGCCAACTTCAGTTTGACCAAGAGTTTGGAAACACGTTCTTTGGAACAGGCGATACTCTTATCAACGCTGAAACGCTGATGTCTTTTAGAGCAAAGCCTTATAAGAGACTCTTAGAGAACAACAGCCTCTACGTTTACGAAGAAACGATTAAAGATCACAACTATATCATGACGGTTGACGTTAGTAAAGGAAGAGGTCAGGATTATTCTACGTTTAACGTGATCGATATAAGCGTGCACCCTTTTAGGCAAGTTGCTGTTTATCGCAACAACACTATCTCTCCAATTCTCTTCCCTAACATTATCTATAAGATTGCAAAAATCTATAACAACGCCTACGTTGTGATTGAGTCAAACGATCAAGGAGGAGTTGTCTGCAAAGGTCTCTATCATGACCTTGAATATGAAAACATGCACGTCGAGTCTGCAGTGAAGGCAAACGCCTTAGGCGTAGAGATGACAAAGAGAACAAAGAGGTTAGGATGCTCTGCGATTAAAGACATCTTAGAGAACAACAAGCTGACGATCGTCGATGAGAACACGATCTTAGAGATCTCAACGTTTGAGTCTCGAGGACTATCTTATCAAGCATCAGATGGAAACCACGACGACTTAATGATGAACTTAGTCATGTTTGGTTACTTTGTGTCTACGCAGTACTTTGCAGACATGACAAACATTGACATAAAGAAGATGCTGTTTGATCAGAGGATGAAAGAGATTGAAGACGATATACTTCCATTTGGATTTATAGACGATGGAAGCGCTCATATCGCTGAGATTGAAAACGATAGAGGCCACGATTGGGCAGTGACTTATGACCCGAATCTGTAAAATTATAAATAATAGGATAATTTGAAAAACCACCGTATCATGATATCATATCATTAACCATAAAGGAAAAAAAGATGGCACTTTCAACACCCTCTGAATCTCCTGCGGTTGTAGTTAGAGAGATCGATCTGACCGGTGGTGTACCCAACGTTCAATCGACGACTGGAGCGATCGTAGGCAACTTTAGATGGGGTCCATTGTCACAGAGAGTTCTCGTGTCAAATGAGGCAGAACTCGCAGCGACGTTTGGAACTCCGTCAAGCACTGAGGCAGTAGACTTTATCACTGCGTCTCAGTTTCTCAAATACTCAAGCGCACTACAAGTCGTGAGAAAATCTCATGAACTCGATAGCGCACACCAGAAATACTTAGGCACACTTGATGCAGCTACAAACGCATATTGTGCTCGTGTGTCTTTATCAGACGTATTAGTATCGCCTTTCACTGGTGATTCAGCTTATCACATTCAAATCGATAACGCTGAAGATTTTCGAAATGTCGAATCAACGCTATCAGCGACAGTAACTAATGCTAGTGGTGACAGCGATGTTGGCAACTGGGGAATCGGCGTACCAGACAGCAAATTCATGTTCTCTGCAAAATATCCTGGAGAACTTGGAAACAGCTTAAAGGTTTCAGTCTGTCCAGCTCAAGATCCAAACGGAGCAAACGGAGATTCCGGCTGGGATAACTGGACATATAACTCTAGCTTTGATCAGCCGCCAAGAACATCTAGCTGGGCGAGTCGAAAAGGTGCATCATTTGACTTAATGCAAGTGGCTGTTATTGACGAAGATGGATTGATCACTGGCACTCAAGGGACTGTTTTAGAGACGTTCGAGGATGTTTCGATACTCTCTGACGCTAAGACAGACGAAGGTGTAAGCATCTATGCTAAAGACGTGATCAATAATCAGTCTCAATACATTTGGATGCATAACTTTTTAAGTAATCAGGACGATCAAGGTGCAGGAAACGCTACCGTTTTGAATGAAGACTATTCAGTGGCTGACAGCTACAGTGGTCCTGTTACATACTCTCTAGTCAACGGAACGAACTCTGCAGCTTTCACTGAAACACAGTTTTTATCTGGATTTGATCTCTTTGAAGACAAAGATCAGGTCGAGATTGATTTCTTGATTGTTCCAGGAATGACTACGAGAAGTGCACAGACGACGGTAACTAACGATGCCGTTGCAGTTGCTACTGGCCGTAAAGACTGTGTCGCAGTTAGTTCTGTTGCTCGAAACGATCTCTTAGCGACTTCAAGCGATGCAACTCGCGTAACAAACATCACGACTACGGCCGCGACGTTTACTCGATCATCATACCTCGTAGTCGATGGTAACTACCTAAAGGTGTACGATAAGTACAATGACAAGTACATCTATGTTCCGTCAGCCGCTTCGGTTGCAGGTCTCATGGCAGCAACTGACTACAACTTGGCTCCTTGGTACTCACCGGCTGGTTCAAGAAGAGGTAACCTCTTAGGTGTAACTTCTCTTGTGTATAGCCCAACCAAGGGACAGAGAGACACGCTGTATAAGGCTGGTGTCAATCCAATTGCTAATATTCCTGGACAAGGCGTATTGCTCTTTGGTGATAAGACGTTCTTAGGTCGCGTATCTGCATTCGATAGGATCAACGTTCGTCGTTTGTTCTTAGTACTCGAAAGAGCAATTGGTAGAGCCGCTGAACAGGTTCTGTTCGAATTCAACGATGAGTTTACTCGTGCCGAATTCGTTAACATCGTAGAACCTGTTCTTCGAGAAGTTCAAGGGCGAAGAGGTATCACTGACTTCCGTGTTGTTTGCGATGAAACGAACAATACTCCTGCGGTTATAGATCGCAATGAGTTTATTGCTAGCATCTTCATCAAGCCAGCTCGGTCGATCAACTTCGTTACCATTAACTTCGTGGCTGTCAGAACTGGCGTCGACTTCGAAGAAGTCGTAGGCACAGTTTAATCTAGCGTCATAGGAGAAATAAAATGGCAATTTTAGGCGTTGACGATTTTAAGTCAAAACTCAGAGGTGGTGGCGCTAGACCTAACCTGTTTCAGGTCACTATCAACTATCCTGGTTATGCCGGTGGAGACCCCGAACTGACGGCCTTCTTATGTGAAGGCGCTCAGCTTCCGGGCTCATCGTTTGGCATCATTAACGTTCCGTTTCGAGGTCGTATCTTAAAGATGGCCGGCGATCGCACTTTCCCAGAGTGGACGATCACTGTCATTAATGATACAGACTTTGGAGTGCGTAACGCAATGGAGCGCTGGATGAACGGCATTAACAATCACGCTCAAAACACTGGACTGGCGAGTCCTATTGCGTATGAAGCTGACCTGTTTGTTGATCAGCTCGATCGCGGTGGTAACGCCATTAAGAGATATGTGTTTAGAGGTGCTTTCCCTCAAGACATCAGCTCGATCGATCTTAGCTATGCGACGACTGATGAGATTGAGAGATTCACAGTGACGTTTGCATATCAGTACTTTGACAGTCAGTTACCACAAACTACTACATAATAGATAAAGAGGCGGAGTAGGAAATAGTTTCCTACTCCAATTCTGACAGGATACAATAATGGCCGATACATCGTTTAAACTCTTTGGATTTGAAATCCGTAAATCACCAACTGAAGATTCAAAGAAAAAACCTTCAATCGTTCCTGCACGAGATGATGATGGTGCTGGTTACGTAACAGCTGGAGGTTCATATTTCGGTCAGTACTTAAACATGGATGGGTCTGATGCGAAAGATAATCATCAACTCATCATGCAGTATCGCGGCATTGCAACTCATCCTGAAGTTGACATGGCGATTGAAGACATCGTAAACGAATCAATCAGCGCGTCAGAGCTTCAGCAGAACATCGATATAAACTTAGACGCTGTTGAGGTGTCTGAGTCAATTAAGAAGCAGATCAAAGAAGAGTTCGACAACATATACAACATGCTTGACTTTAGCGAGTACGGGCATGACATCTTTAAGAGATGGTACATCGATGGAAGGCTCTATCACCATCTTGTTGTTAACGAGTCAAACTTAAAGGCTGGTATTCAAGAGATCAGACCTATTGATGCATCAAAGATTCGTAAAGTCAAGCAGATCAAGAAGAAGAAAGATCCAATTACAGGTGTAGACTTAGTTGAAAACGTTGAAGAGTTTTATATTTTTCAAGACAAGCCTGGATCGCAAACCGGTGGAGTAAAGCTTACAGGTGAT